CGTCGTTCAACCTGACATGGGTATTCACCGCTGCCCAGCACAGGGCGTTCACTCAGTGGTTACGCAGCCCTCATTATCTGGATAACTGTAATCAGTGGTTCAACATGCGCGTTTCGACCGGTACGGGGGATACGGGTACTGAGGTTCAGGAGCTGCATTTCACAGCATTTCCGACATGGAACCAGAAAGGATCAACTTTTACCTGGACCGGAAACGTTGTTGCCAGAGAGCTGAAAAACTCTGATGACGAGTTCGATGACTATCTGATCGAGTTTCCGCCGCCATGGGCGAGCTGGCTGGACATTATCGTTACTGGCTATCCCGATGGCCGGGATAAAGAGTCACTACCAAAGGTGGAATAATGCCGACTTTCCGCGAATACAAAAGCCGTCGTCCCAGCAGGATTCTTTACGACACCATAACTTTTTATAACCCGGCGTTTGGCTACATCCGGCTGGTGGATAAGCAGATATTCCCCAAAACTTTTGCAGGTGTGGTTTATACGCCCTGCAGGATGGAGATTACTGAGAGCCAGCAAAGCAGCACACCGGTAATCAACAGCACGCTCAAATTCGCTCGCATGGCTCAGGATTTTAAGCAACAGCTCAAATTGTGGCGGGGTACAGGCCGGATCACACCCATCTCAGCAACCTACATGCGTTTTGATGCCTCCGACATGAACACGCCGCTCAAACCTTGGACGCTATACGTGAGCGACGTGAGCATGGACGCATCAGACGTTACTGTCAGCCTGACGCTAAAAAACCCACTGAATAACAACATCTCCCAGCTCTATACCCCAGAGGAATTCCCAGGACTACAGAATGCATAAATCAGAATTCATTGAGAGGGTCACAGGTTTGCCGTGGGCAGATCGCGCCTGCACATTTGAGGCTATGGACTGCTGGGGGCTGGTAGTTCTGTACTACCGGCATGTGCTGGGTATCGAGATTCATCACACTGAGGATTATGAATCAGGGCGGGACTTTATGACCTGTTTTGAGGAGGAGGTGATTTTCTGGGATGACGCGGAGATTTTCCGGGATGGCGGCATATTCATTGCCTACTACGGCGCTCAGCCCGTTCATGTTGGCCTGATGGTTGACGGCATGGCTCTGCATAGCCGGGGCGAGTGCGGGCATGTCAGAGCCGATAGCATCCGCACGATTAAGAAACTTTTTACCAGAGTGGAGTTTAAGACGTATGCCGGTCATTCAGATTCAGCGCGTACCGGGGCTGCCTAAAGAACGCGTCTATGTAGAGGTCGGGCAGGTTTTCAATGAGTGGCTGGAACAACAGGAGCTGCACCGAGACGTGCGGATAAACCGGAATGGGGTTGAGCTTGGTGACGATGATGAGATTGGTTTTGCACTGGAGGATAACGACCAGATCACCATTTTTGATCAGCCACGTTCAGGCGGTCTCGCCAAAACACTTTTAAACCCCTTCGAACATTTCAACCCCATCAAATTTACTAAAAAGGTGTTGGCTAGTCTGATAAAAATGCCAGGCATTGGCAATGCTGGTCAGACGAAAACCTCTTCCAATAATAGCCTCAAGGGGCAGACAAACCTGGCGCGCAACGGCGAAGCCAAACCTGACAATTTTGGGCTCATTCGAGCGTTTCCTGACCTCATTCAGGAGTCTCTTTTTGAGTACTCAGACAACCTGAAATATCTGACTGAGTTTATGAATTTTGGCCTCGGCAGGTATACGGTCAGCTCCGTGCGATTCTCTGAATCGAATCTGGGATCGATGGCCGGGGCGTCATTCACCATCTACAACCCCGGCGACATCATCAATACTGTCCAGGAGGGCTATCAGTTTGATGATGTGGATGGTCAGGATGTGCCGGGTAAAAACGAATCTGACGATTTTCCGATTGAGACTGCATCAGCCACCAGCGTAATCAGCGGGAGCTATGCTGGTGGACAGATTCTGATGAAAATCGTCAAGGAGGCGACTTTTGATTACTTTATGGGGCTGGCTTTGCCCCATGCCGTGGAGTTTACGATCAGCGCGACGTACCCCACAGCCAGGGGGAACGTAACGCAGGATTTTACTCTCTCCGGAAACCTGATATCTGCAGACGAGACGAGCGAGGGGCCAGAGACGGAGCCGGTTTATTATTACAACTTCGTGATGAATGAGATTGAGGGCTCTAATGTTTCATACATTTCAACGGCCACTATCAACACCTCCAAATTTGTTCTCAATGATAATCAGGCGCTGGTGATAGGACCGTTTTTCTCGCCGGTTGAATCATCGCAATTGTGGATTCATACACAGTCCGCACTGGGTGGCAAATCAGAGACCAACTGGCGGCTGACGATTTGGAAGGTGGATGCAAACAATGCTCAGATTCTTGGCACATCTGAGACGTTCACCTACCGGCAGACAACACCGCACCAGTCATCCTCAGAGACGTTTTACCGCACCGACAAAATCATCCCTATAGGAGGGCATGGACGCTACTCGGTGAGTTTTCAGAGGACTGATAACAGCGGTGACAAGAGCCGACTGAAAGTGGAGGCGATCCACGGTGTCAATATCCGTAATAATGTGAGTTACCCGAACGACACGCTGGTCAGGGTCACTGTGCGTCAGACAAAAAATGCCACCAGCGCCCGCGACCGGAAATATAACGCTCTGATTAATCGCCATGTAATCAGCTACAACATGACCACGCAGTCTGTTGATTACAGGCTGCGGGCATCCCGTAAATTCTCAGATATTGCGCTGCATAACTGGCTGGTGGTTGGTGGGCAGGCTGAGAACACCATTGATATCCATGGTCTGTACCTGATTCAGGCTGAACTAGACGCCATTGATTCGCGCCTATCATATTTTGACTACACCTTTGACGATGAGGATGTTTCCCTCGGTCAGAGGATGGAGACGATTTGTGATGCAGCCGGGGTCAGTGTGTTCTGGGATGACGGGATATTGTCGTTCACCCTGGACAAGAAGCGGAGTACGCCAGCAACCGTTTTTAACCGGTCCAATACCACTGACGCGGGTTATTCACTGAGCTATGAAATGACGCTGCCGGGAGGGTATGACGGCGTTGAGGTGCAGTACCGCAACCCAACCACTAACAAACAGGCGTTCATCCGCTACCGCGTGCGCAACAATCAGATCGAACCCGGAACGCCAGCTAAAGCGAAAAAATTCGAGATGATGTATGTCCGCGATGATTTTCAGGCCGACTACCGCGCGCAGAAAGAGTGCCGCCGCCTGATTTACTCGCGCATGAACATGGCTATCACAGCGCTGGCGGATGGCGAGTGGTGCAACGTAGGGGATATGGTCCAGGTGCCGGACACCTACGATACAAATCATCAGGCGGGCTATATCGTTCATCGCTCGGGTAACGATTTCGAAACGAATGAGCGGATCACATTCACTGGCTCAATGTTCGTCATGATTACCGACAGCATGGGAAACACGACCGCCCGTTACCCGGCCACACCGCGCAGTGATACCGACTTTGGGTTTACTGCCGCCATCCCGGCTATCGACCTGAACATTTATGACGGGCATCAGGTGCAATCCCCATCGAGATACGTGATTGCCACGACTGAGGAACTCGACGCCACGCGCTGGATAATCACTGAAAAGCAGCCTGGCAGTGATGGCAATACCGCTCTTAGCCTCGCAGAGTACAGCGACCTGATTTACCCCTGATCAAATAATCCCATCACGGAGCCAGCCACGTGCTGGCTTTTTTTATGGAATGAATATGGCTACCCAACCAACTAAAAATTCAGTACCCAGCGAATCACCCCGCGACCTGAAATTTAACGCCGGTAAAATCGATGAGTTCGTCACGTCCCCCTCGGGGGAATATACAGATCGTCTCGGTGGCAGGCATAAAACCATACGCGGAATGGAGGCGGATTTTGAGAACCAGCTCAGCAGCCAATCTGACCGATTTAATACCCAGCTCAGCGGACAGGCAGAGCAGTTTACCGACCAGATCACCAGCCAATCCGATCAGTTTAATTATTTTATTCAAAACTCGGGCTATGAAGTGGTCGGGGATTATGAGGATGGCCCGCTCACAATCAATTCGTACAACCAGATTATTCGTTATCAGGGGGAGTTCTATAAACTCACTGGAGCAACAGAAATCCCCTGGACGACTACCGGCAATGATTCCACCAGCTGGGCCATTGACTCTGCGCAGCTGGTGGGCGTTGCAGATGCTGCATTGCGTCAGGAGCTGGCCGGTAATGATGGGCTGAAACAGATCGGTCAATGTCCCGATATCATAACGTTGCGCGCAACCGAACCCGAGATGGATGGGCAGCGTATCTTTGTACGTGAATACACCATCGGCACGGGGAGGGGTGGCGGGACGTTTGTGTACTGGCAGGACGATACCACATCGGCAGACGATGGCGGGTATATCATCGTTACCAAAGGCGGCAAGCGCTGGAAACGCAACTGCACCCCCGAAATGTTAAATGTGACGCACTACGGCGCGGTAATGGATGGTGTGACAGACGATATGCCAGCAGTGAAACGGATGCATTATGGCATGCAGGGGCAGTCAGGGAATTCTGTTGGGGTACGAACACCGGCCGGTGATATAGCCCTGAGTTCGACATTCGACATTTCGGGCGAGGCTGAGCAGGGCACATTCCGATTCCGTGGGCCTGATGTTGAATATGGTGCTGTACCACTTACCCGCGTTTATTTTGTTGATAAGACATCAACCACTCCCGTTTTTCAGGTCAATGCGCGCAGGATGGAGATCAGCGGTCTGCATTTGATCGGCAAGGATACTGTCACACCATTTTATAAAAACGTTTGCCCTGCTGGTCAGTACATTCGCGTTAAATCGTTTCGCTGCAACGATACTGGTGGTCTGGTGTTTGATGTTCAGGACACCATTGATACCAAATTTGATCAGATTTACTGCTCAAAAGCGTCAGGCGGATTTTTACGGGCAGGCTGGTCGAACACTGAAAAGGGAGGCTGGAACCACTCCACAGCAATAGAAATTACAAACAGCAACTTCTCAAGCAATACGACTGTTGATGTACTGCAATTGATTCGTTGCGGCCAGAGCCTGATGTACAACGTCTGGTTTTCTAATAACGAGTACACCTACGACATTTCACAAGGTGGGTGGATTCTGAATACCGTCATAATGGAGAACTCCACCTATCCGGCTAAAACAAAATGGGCAAAAACAGTTGAATTCAACTGCCGTTACGCTCAGGGCGCAACGCTTGATGATACTTTATCTGGCTATACGCCGGACATGGACAATGGAAAGAGCCTGCCTACTTCGGTAACAAACGCAATGGATCAGGGTCGCACCAGTATTACAGCTACAGGTGCATCCATGCGATCTGGTTTGGCTGCATATTTTACTTACTCAGACACAGTTTTAAAAAATTCCAACAATGCTGAGACATGGTTCTATGTCGGGCGCATCGTACTGCCTGTACTGGGCCACACAGCGATAGTGCGTTTTTTGGGTGCATCCGGTTGGGAAACCACGGCGACGCCTGTCACACGCCCAGGCTCAACGAATTTCGGCGGCGGTGAAGCTCGTTTGTATGTTGAGATGAAAAAACCTAACGAAGCTACTACCGGCACAATAGAAGCCCACTGGCATGGCGAGGGTGGCACGCCCGTCAAAGAGATCAGGATTGTACATAGCTGGCAGACCATACACATCTATGTGAAGGTCGCACAATATGCGCGGGCAACCGGAGTTTTCATTGAAACAAACAGTATCCCGCGCATGAATTCTGGTTCGCCATTTTACTTTGTGCCTTCTAACTCGCAATTATCCAATGTCGACGACATTGCCAACAACGTGACTGTACCAAGGCGCTGGGCCATAAACTCTGGCACATATGGCGGAAATGGGTTCGGCATGGATTTGGATTCGGGTGACTTGCTTTTAGACTCCTCCAGTGTGAAATCTGTATCTGCAACGGACTGGATATCTATTTTTATTAATGGTCAAAAGCGATACATGCAGTATCAGGAGTTTAATGATGCTATTCGCTTTCCTCGTTACTCATACGCAGAACTGCCAGACCCAACTAAAACCACTTACGGAATGTGTTTCTGCATCGATACGACACGTACGCCAAAAATGCAGATGCTGTACGCGTCAAATGATGGGATGTGGTATCCCGTTAATAATCCTTCTGATCCGTGGAAACCAGTTTAATGACATTTACAGCAAAGTTTATTCCTGATGAGTCAGTCATTGGTGGGTTGGACATGCCTGATGCACAAGGTTATTACGATGTTGAGTTTGAGTTTATTGATATTATTGAAATTACCGAAACTGATCCTCAACAGTTAGTGTGCTGTTATTCGATGGCATTGGATGGAGTGAGGCTGAATTACCGTTTTCGTTTTGGATATGCTTTCGATGGGAACAATGCAACATCTGAGAAAGCTGAGGCTGCATTAAAAAACTACCTAAATGAGATGTATGTGGCTGCTGGTGGCTAAAACAGTCCACTAGTAAAAGGGGGGGGTCGTTAAATTCAT